AGCGTACTTTAAAGGAGGCTAATATGAACGAAGTACAATTATTTAATTTTGAAAATCATGAAGTAAGAAGTCTTTTGCTTAACAATGAGCCTTGGTTCGTCGGAAAAGATGTTGCTGATGTTCTCGGGTACCAAAACGGTAGTAGAGATATTAACCGACACGTAGATGAAGAAGATAGGCAAAACTACCAAAACGGTACTTTTGATTCTCCAAGAGGGATGACAATCATCAATGAATCAGGACTATACAGCTTAGTTCTCTCAAGCAAATTACCAAGCGCCAAGAAATTCAAGAGATGGGTAACAAGTGAAGTACTCCCAGCATTAAGAAAAACAGGGCAGTACCAAGTGAAGGAACTAAGCGGACAGGAATTAATGGCTAAGGCATTAATCGAGGCTCAAAGTGTCTTAGCTGCGAAAGACAAGCAGATTGAGGAAATGAAGCCAAAGGTTGTATTTGCTGATGCAGTAGCCACTAGCCACACGTCAATCTTAGTTGGTGAACTTGCCAAAATCTTAAAGCAGAATGGCATTGACATGGGTCAGAAGAGATTATTCGCATGGCTCAGAGAAAAAGGCTATCTGATCAAGCGCCAGGGCACTGATTACAACATGCCTACACAGAAGGCCATGGATCTAGGTCTCTTTGAAATCAAGGAAGGCTCTTATGTCAACGGCTCAGGTGTAAATATCACTACTAAGACACCTAAGATTACTGGCAAGGGTCAGCAGTATTTCATTAATAAGTTCCTTCAATAGGAGGTGATCATCATGGATGAATGGAGTATCAGCGTTGAGGAAGTAATGAGAATCACTAAGAAAAGTAGAGACTTCATCCTAAACGCTATAGAACAGGGCGTAATGCCTGGGTCAGTAGTAAAACATGACTCAGGTAAAAGAAGTACTTACATCCCTAGAAAGGCTTTCATGGATTACATGAACAATTATTATAGAGCTCCTTCGGATAAGTTGATTGCAGCAGTGGTAGAGGAGCTCACTAAAAGAAAGACAATTGAATAAGTAGCTTTAGTTGCTCGTAGGCACCTAAAGCCAAAGAAGGCAAATAATATTATTGTAGAATGTCTCGTTTTCATTTTTTTGGAAATTCCCTTCGTATGTGTATCTTACATTGAATATATCAATTCTTTTTAAATAATTTGTCTGTTGATCAAATAAATGCTTTCTTTGGCGCTAAGTGCTTATGAGCATATAAAAAAAGAACACACGACTGCCATCGTGTGCTCCCACTCAATCTTCTAGGAAAAGATTGATAAAAATCAGACAGTGCTAATTGTAGCACAGAAAGAGGAAATTATGAATAGTAAAAGAATCTTATTAATTACAATTAATTTGTTTGTTTTAGGAATGGTCATCTCGATGATCACATCAGGCACAAATTGGGATAGTACAGCCGTACATGTCTTAAGTGCTTTCTCATTAGGATTAAACATCATATTTCTAGAATATATCGGGTTAAAAGGAGAATAAACAGCATGATCAAACACGTAGAAACACCATTCCTACACCTTGAAATTAAAAACGGGAACTGTGAAGTAACAGGAACAGGAAACACATGGCATTACTTACTTCTGTTTGCCTTTGCTGTTAAAGTAGCAAAAGAAGGACAATTCACAAACGGCTTTGCTAATAAATATGAAGAAAGAGAATTCAATAGAATTCTAAATAAGGTATATGAATGTCCTGATGCTGCAATTGAAGCGTTTGGGCAGTTAGGTGATGTAAATAGTTATGATGCAATCTGTGAGGCTTTGGAGAAGCTAGACAACTTGTTTGAGGGGGATTACTTAGATGGAGAATAAGAAAGATATTCTAGAGAGCCTGTTTGAGACTCTCACTAGAACTAGAAAGTGGAGTGATGAAATAGCAGAAATGCTATATCACAAGGATAAGAACGGCAATGAAGAGGTCACTGTCAGACTTTATGAAGGCAACGCAGAAATGCTTATTGACGTTACTGGGGACAGTGGCATGGCTCTTATTAAAGACGTTATTAACGCTTTAGAGGATATGTAATATGTGGAAATGGGATATATACAAGCCTCTTCCTCCATATGAGGAATTAGCTCGTAGACTGAATAGATTCATGTATGACGATATGCTTGAACGCAGAAAAATCTATGATGAAGTAACAGGCGATGATCTATATAACATCCAAGTACACCAGTACATGGATAACTCCACAAGGGTCAGAATCATCTATCTTGATGATACTGCTCACATGGTAACTCGAATCATCGATGTGACAGGCATGAAAGTATCAGAAGCATATGAATTCGTTGTAAAAAACATTAGTCATTCAGATGTCAAAAAGATTTCAAAAGAAGAAGTAGATGCAATCGATGCTGTTGAAGGCAAAGTAAGAAGAAGATACCTGTATGCATATGTTCATTCTCCAGAATGCTTTGAATGCACAAAGGTGCGCTTAGGTATTGATCAATGACTGAATTCAAAAATCTATTCGATTGCATTTATGAAGAGATTCCCAAGACAAAAGAAGGGTGGCTCTCTCAGAGAAGAAAAGGGATTGGTGGTTCAGATGCTGGAATAATCGAAGGTGTCAACCGCTACACGACACTTCATGAGTTGTGGGAAGACAAAACAAATAGGCAAAAGAGACCTCAGGTCTCAAATCATGCCATTGAGATGGGAAACCGTCTAGAGCCTGTAATGTTCAACCTGTTTGAAGCGCTCTATGGTGATGACTATGAAGTCATTGACACAAAGGATTATTCATTATCTCGCAAGGATAAGGATTGGATGCGAGCCAATCTAGATGGCGCTCTAATCAGAAAAGAAGATGGATCAAGCGGAATACTTGAAATAAAGTCAACCACTATTAATAAGTGGCAGTACTTCCAAGAAGAATGGGGCGATGATTCAATGCCTCAGACATATTACTGTCAGTGCTTGCACTACATGAATGTGACAGGTGCTGAATTCGTTGTCTTATTTGGTATTGCGATGATGCCATGGTGTGACGAGACAAAAACTATCATTAGAAGAATTGAAAGAAGCGAAGTGCTTTTGGACCTAATGCAGTTGGAGGCTGATGAAGAAGCCTTCTGGAAAAAGCACATCGTGGAAGATATTGAACCAAATTTTATTTAAAGGAGAAAAAGAATGAGATTTAAGAAAGAAATCAAAGACCGTCTCTATGGCGGTCACATCGGAATCGAAACAGACAAGATTGATTTTGAGATTCTCAAAGTCATGCTTGCTGATGATCACAAGAAGATTGCAGGTGGAAAGCCAGTAACTGAACTAGCATGGCCTTTTGGTGCAATTACAGCACTCACTGCAGTTAATGACAATGGTGAAGTATTCGCTGACAAGCAGATTGACATCAGATACGAACAGGTGAAGTTCAAGGATGCAATCATTGAAGAAGATGCGCAGCCTATTGATGCAGATGTCAATGAAGTTGCTGAGATGCCTAGTTTAAGTGTTGTGAAGGTCATTCCAGCACAGATTGAAGGATGTAACGTAAAACACTTCAAAGAGGCTGTAAAGTCTTATTTGAAACGCTATGACGGCATTGTTGTAACTGCAGACAACTATAAAGAGTTATCTGACGTTGTTTCTAAGCTGAAGAAAGAAAAAGACAATGTCAATGAAAGCAAGAAGGCAGTCAAGAAAGAAGCAATGAAAGTCTACACAGACTTTGAGAACGATATGAAAGAAGTTCTTAAGATGTTTGATGCTTCTATTAGCTCATTATCTAGTGATATTAAGGAATTTACAGATAAGGAAGTAGCAGAGAATGAAATGGTTGTAAGAAAACTCTGTAATAAGGCTCTTAATGATTATGTGCATAGAGATGACTTTGATGGATATTGTGCAACCAAAGTTTTCTCTATTGACCCACGCTGGAGTTCATTAAAGAAGTTTATCAACAATAAGAAGCCAACCAAAGCATTAGTGGATGCAATCAAACAAGAATGTGAAAGAACTAAGGAAATATATAAATCATACTTGCAGCGCTGCGAGTCTTTAGACATCTATTTAGAGGCCAGATGTAAAGAAACTGATGTTGATCAAGAGATGATTGATGTGAGTGTCTATAAAGATAAGTTAAGAGACGGCTCTTTTGAAGACATTAAGCCACTACTAGAAAGAAGATTTAGAGAAATCATCAATAGACGAGATGAACAGGAACACCAGAAAGAAGAAGCAAAGAAGGAAGAAGTTAAGCAGCAGGAAAAGCCTGTAAATATTTCTTCAGAAGAAAAAGAACCTCTAAAGATGTTGGTTGGTAAAATCGTAGGAACAAATTCAGCACTAAATGAATTAAAAACATCTCTAGACTACCTCAAAGCCAAATATGATGGTTGTTTCGATTATGATTTAAGATTCCCTAGAAAGAAGAAAGAAGGTAAATAACAATGACAGTTAAAAACAGTTTAAGAAAAGACACAACAAGCAAAGCAAAATTCAGTACTTTTATCGCAAGCCCAGCAGTACAGAGAAAAATCAATAATGTTGTTGGCGGTAAGAATGGAACACGTTTCATTGCTTCTATTACTTCTACAGTTGTCAATGATCCAAAGCTTCAGGAGTGTGAGTTTAATAGTATCATTATGGCTGCATTCCTTGGCGAAGCACTCAACTTATCTCCTTCTCCTCAGTTAGGGCAGTACTACTTTGTACCTTATAAGACTAAGAGAGGAACAGTGGCACAGTTCCAATTAGGTTATAAAGGCTACATTCAGCTAGCTATCAGAAGTGGACAGTATAGAAAATTAAATGTTATTTCAATCAAGGAAGGTGAATTAATCCATTATGATCCTCTTAATGAAGAGATTGAAGTCAGATTAATTGATGATGAACTTGAAAGAGAGAATGCTAAGACAATCGGCTATTATGCAATGTTTGAATATACAAACGGCTTCAGAAAGACAATGTACTGGTCTAAAGAGAAGATGGAAGCACATGCGCTTAAGTATTCTCAAGGATATGCAGCAGACAAAAGAAAAGGCACTAACTGGACATTCTGGTCTAAGGATTTCGATGGAATGGCATACAAGACTATGCTCCGTCAGTTGATCAGTAAGTGGGGTATCATGTCAATTGATATGCAGAATGCTATTGATTCCGATATGGCAGTAATCAATGGTGATGGTACAAAAGAGTATGTTGATGCTCCTGTTACATTTGTAAACGATGAAGAACCACAGGAAGAAGCGCCTAAAGCAATTGCAAATGAAAGTTCAGCACCTAAAGCACCACAGCCACATGAAGAAGCTGACAAGGTTCTAGAAGAGGCGATGGTCAATACTGATTTCGGCGATGCTGAATTTGGCGACTTTGGTGAAGATTTTGATTATGAACAGTTCTAATTAAAGAAAGGAAGACATGAGGGATGGATGAAAAAAGAAGATGGATCAAGTTATATATGATGGACTACGACGAAGTCTATCATGATTCAAAAATGCTTCACCTTTGGATTGACATCCTTCTTCATGCCAATCCTGTTGATTACTACCATCATGGCCAGCTTATCAAAAGAGGACAATGCATCTTGTCTCTTAGACAGGTATCAGAAAGATGTGGGATGGCAAAAAACACTATTACTAAATATCTTCATCTCTTAGAAGAGTGCGGAAAAATCAAATTAGATATATCTAGAAAAGGTACTCTTATAACAGTTGAGAACTGGGATAAATATCAGAACCGTGTCTCACCTAGTGTCCTAAAAATAGGACAAGAGGTAGGACAAGAGGTAGGACAAGAGGTAGGACAAGAGGTAGGACGTAATAAGAATAAAAGAATAAAAGAAATAAAGAATAAAAGAAGACTGTCTGTCAGTGACTCTGACTTGTCTGATTTAAAATCTTTTCTTATTGAAAATGACTTTGAAGAAGTTGCCGATGAAGTAATAGAAACATGCAAACTCTATGGACTTGAGAAAATAACAAATCTAAAGAACTTTGCTTTAGCAGTAGCAAAAGAAAAGAAATGGTACCAGAAGAAAAAGAAACTTAAAAAAAGAGTAACTGAAGAGGATAAAGAAGAATTAATACGATTAACGGAAGAACTAGGAGGGGATTTATAAATGGAACTAGTGAATAACAAGAAGTTAGAAGCAGTTGCTGACTTTCTAACAGATATTGAAGTTGATGGGAGATTTCTATGTTCATACTTCAATAACTCTCTAAAGAAAAGATTAGATGTACCTTGTGATACTGATGTTTGTGAAGAGACATGCCTATTTTATTCAAAAGATAATTTTATTAAATGGTTTAAAGAGGAAAATCAAAATGAAAAAAATCAGATGTGAGATATACAGGGATAGCATGCAGAATTATAAGAGATATGCTATCCCAAAAGCCCAATTGATTATTGCCGATGTACCTTACAACGTTGGTAATAATTTCTATGGATCTAACCCTATGTGGTACAAGGGCGGAGACAACAAGAATGGCGAATCTAAATTAGCTGGTAAATCAGCATTTAATAGTGATTTTAATTTCAATCTATACGAATATTTTCATTTCTGTTCAAGAATGTTAAAGAAAGATGATCATAAGAAACAGAAACGCGGAAGAAGTTCCGATAGTCCATGTATGATAGTATTCTGTTCATTTGAACAGATGCCAACCCTAATAGATGCAGGAAAGAAGCATGGTTTTGTGAATTATATTCCTTTAGTTTTTATCAAGAATTACAGTCCGCAGGTATTAAAAGCCAATATGCGAGTTGTTGGCGCAACTGAATATGCTCTTGTTATGTATAGAGATAAGCTGCCAAAATTTAGAAATGGCGTTAAAACTGACCCCGAAACAGGAAAGAACATCAAAGGAACAGGGAAAATGATATTTAACTGGTTCAATTGGCAAAAAGACGGAAAAGAAATTCCAAAAATCCATCCAGCACAGAAACCGGTGAATGTACTCAAACAGTTAATAGAAATATTTACCGATGAAGGTGATGTTGTTATTGACCCTTGCTGTGGCAGCGGTAGCACATTAAGAGCCTGTCTTGAATTAAATAGAAATGCATATGGTTTTGAAATCGACAGAAACTTTTATACTCGTGCTAAGAACGAAATGCTTGTGAAATCTAAAAATGTACAGACAAGTATGTCTGATTTTCTAGGAGGAGAAGAAGATGCTTAATGCAGAAAGATTTAAAGAAAAAATTTTGGATGTTGTTGAAGATGATAAAAAATATAATTTCGCTATCAAAGATGATGATCCAAATGCATTTTCTAATTGCCATAGTGATATCTCATGCAAAAATTGCATATTTACGAGTTTAAAGAACGGTAAAAACTGTCTTTACAATAGATTTAATTGGCTTTTATCAGAGTACAAAGAAAAAATCATTCTATCTAAATTTGAATATAACATTTTAGAGAAGGCACATAACAGACGCTTTGAGTATATCATCAGAAAAGAATGCGGTGGCCTACGTGCATACCGTTGCAAGCCTTACAAAGAGCATTTTGTCTGGTATCCATACGATAGAGACGAGATGCCTTACGATTTAACTTTATTTGATGATTTATTTGCTTTTGTCACGTTTGAAGATTCAGAACCTACATCAATTAAAGATGTGCTCAATAACTGCGAGGTGGTCAATTATGCTGAAGAATAAAGAAGAAAGAACCTCATTTTTAAGAAATGAGAAGAACTGGGAAGCTGAGTATTTAACAGCTGATATTAAAATGCTGACTTTAAAATTAACACCTAAACTATATGTCAGAAAAATTCAAGTGATGGGCTTTAATAAATATTTTAAAAAAAGTGGATGGTATACGCAGTTTACTAAGTTCTTTTATCCTGATGATCTATATTATGGTCCTAATACTTCCGATACAGAATTATTGCGATATTTAACTGCGCATAAAAATGATGATTACATTGAAGACTTAGAAGTAAAAGGAGACGAATAAATATGGTTTTTAGTGCCGAAAAAGTACAGGAAATTGTAGAAGAAAAGGAAACTGAATATAAGAAGCTAGAAGAAGAGTATTCATATTTGAAAGAAGAATATGGAGAGCTTGAAGAAGTATGCCAAGAATTGAAAAAAGACAAAAAAACTTTAATGAAAGCGAATGCTACTGTATTGAACTTTTACAGAGAAGATTGTGGGAAAATGGATGATCTTCAGAAGTTGAATAATAAACTTGTTAAAAGCTGTAAAAAGGCTAACAGGGATTTCTTTATTCTCGCAGCAGCTTATGTTGCTACACTAGTGCTAATGATTTACTTATTTATCAGATAGGAGTGATACAAATGATTCTATTACAGTTAGTTAAATATGCGTTTTTTCTGATTCTTCTTGTTGTGCTAGCCTTAGCGCTCATAATTGGAGTATTTATCCTGTTAGCAGTCTTCTTCTCTACGCTTTCGACATTTAGAGAAGAACTCAGAAAAGATAAGGAGCGCAATAACTTATGACAAGAAAAGACAAGGAGGAACACTATTAATGCTTAATCGTGCTTTATTAGTCGGAAGACTTACAAGAGACCCTGAACTAAGAAGAACAGGGAGTGGGAAGGCAGTCACTTCTTTCAATCTAGCAGTAGAAAGAAATTTCAAGAGCGATGATCAGGAGGCTGACTTCATTAATTGTGTGTGCTGGGGGAAGATTGCGGAAAACACAGAGCGATACTGTTCTAAAGGTTCGATGGTTTCAGTAGATGGAAGAATCCAGACAAGAAATTATGACAATAGCCAAGGCCAAAAGGTATATGTTACTGAGGTGATTGCTGACTCTGTACAGTTCATTAACACTAGAAAAGAAAATCAAACTGCACCACAAGCACAAGTAAATAATCAAGCACCTGTTAATAACTATGCGAATAATGGACTGATTCATCAGTTCGAGGATGAAGGATTGGTTATGGAAGAGGATGACATTCAGTTCTAATGATCAAGAATAAATACAAGGCTAAGAAGGCAATTGTTGACGGTATTGTCTTCGATAGTCGAAAAGAAGCAAAGAGATATACAGAACTCAAAAAACTCGAAGAGATGGGAAGCATCAGAGACCTGTCTCTTCAGGTTCAGTTTGAACTTATACCGTCATTTGAAATTGTGATTGATGGAAAGAAGAGGAAAAGAAGACCAATCACATACGTGGCCGACTTTGTCTATTACAAAGGTAATGAAAAGGTAATAGAGGACGTCAAAGGTCTCAGAACCCCCGTCTATAAAATTAAGAAGAAATTATTTGAATATCGTTATCATGAGACAATCAGGGAGGTATAGAAGTGGCTAGATTAGTTGAAGTATGGGACTACTTTAGAGCGCCTATGAGCGAGAATGACATGATAAGAATGCGCAGAACGTTCAGCATCATCAATCTTGATAAATGCACCTTTGAATTCCAGTTGCCTCCTAGATGGCCAGAAGGTGGACTGTGTGCAATCGTTTTCTATTACAAGAAGAAGATGATCCACAAGGAAGAGTACAGCACTATGAGTCTAGCAAAGGCAAGACTTGACTGGCTTTCAACGTTTGTTCCTAAAAAGGAAGAAGGGGAACTTGAATACAAGGGAATGCCGATTGATGCTGATGATATTATTGCAGTTCTTAATCATACAAGCTTTAGTGATAGAACCATAAGCATTGTTACATCAAGAATAAGAATCAATGATAGAGTGCAGCGTAAGAGTTGCTACACGATTCTTGAAGAGATTCAAAAGAAGTTCATCAGATAATCAAACAGGGCATTGAGTTCTTTATTAGATTTTATATACTATCAAGAAAATTTATTAGGACCCTCATACTTAATAGATTCTGTTTCTAAAAGCAAGGCAACTCTCATGGACTTGATGCCCTAACATATTTTTCTATTCTAAAACCAACAAACAACAGCAGTGTCATGGCTTTGCTTCCATCTCTTCACCTTACTTTGCGAATTGAATAAGAGTATGAAGCGCTAATTTTGCTATCCAACTAAAAAGTTATGATGTTGCTGGGAGAAGAGAAGACACAAATTGAAAACCAATAGGAAGAGTAAAGGACTGTTTTCTTCTTCTCCAGAAAGGAGGTTAAATGGGAAACTTTGTTTTATATCGTAACGGAAAGAGAACCGATATAACTGGATCAATAGAAAAGATAAGTCAGTATGTTGATGCTACTCAATTAGCTCTAAAACATAGATGGCAACGTATATATAAGCATGAAAGTGTATTTTCAAATGAGATACCTATTAAAATAGGGAGTGCGTACGATAATGAGGAATATATGACAAACATATATGATCATAGAAAAGTACACAAGAAAGAAAAGAAAAGAGCAAGCTATGAAGATAGGCAGTTCTATGTTGTCTATGACATGAATGACAATGTAATTGTTGCAGGCACTGCTGAAGAATGCGCTAATAGGCTATCCATTGGATTAGCTAGTTTCTACTGCAAGGCAAGCAATCAGCACAGCGATAAATACAATGCAAGGCATCCTAGCACTGCCCCAAGAAAATATTATGTATATACTTTAAAAGATAAGGAGGAGTGAAATTATTGTTTTTTATTCTATTTGTATTGGTGATAGTGATTTATTTATTTTTCATTTTTGAGTAATCAGGAGGATTCTTTATGACAATTGACGAGACAAGAACATTTCTAAAATCATATAAAAGCATGGCTAACAGGGTAGAGTATATCAACAATAAAATGATTAATGTTAAATCAATCAGATATGACGATGCTCAAAGATGTTCTTATGGCGAGCCTAAAACTCAAAATGATTACATTATCATGAAAGATGAATACTTGTCTCAGATGCAAGAAATAAAGGATTCTATCGAAAGATTGAGCAGTATGACATATAGAAACATACTGTTTTATCGATATATAGAGTGTTTGAGTGTATATGATATTGCTGAAATTATGGACTATTCTCCAGCAACAGTAAGAACGTATATACTTGATGCAGTTAAAGAATTATCAGTTATTATGTGAAAAAGTCCTAATTGTTAATGATTTGTAATAACAATAGTGTGGTATTATGTAAATACATAAGAGTCCATGCAGAGATAGAGGCACATACAGCCTCTTTTTATTTTGCCAGGAAGGAGAATAACAAATGAATGATGTCAAGGTAACACAGAAGCCTATTGCTGATCTAATCCCTTATAGTCGCAATCCTAGAAGGAATGATGAAGCCGTTCCAATGGTGATGAACAGCATCAAGGAGTTTGGTTTTAAGGTTCCTATAGTTGTTGATAAGAATAATATCATCGTATGCGGTCATACAAGGTTTAAAGCAGCGCTAAAGCTAGGACTTGAGACAGTTCCATGCATAGTAGCCGATGACCTCTCAGACGAGCAGATTAAGGCATTTAGACTAGCAGATAACAAGGTATCAGAGAGAGCAGAATGGGATTTTGAAATCCTTAATGGTGAACTTGATGACATTATCAATATAGACATGGATTCATTTGGGTTTGAGTCAATTGAATTTGAAGATTATGAAGACTATGAGCATGAAGAAAATCAACAAGAAACACAAAGAAGAGTTGAAAACATAGTTAATCTAGAGTATGGGCAGTTCGAAGGCGAAGGAAAGTATGACATTCCTAAGCTGGAGCCTGTTACAGAACTGCCACCAATTTCCGAATGGATAGGATTTAATTATGTATTATCTGACAATGATCCAACAGGTAAGGCAGTTCACTTCTTCATTGATGACTATCAATTTGAAAGAATTTGGAATAATCCACAGCAGTATGTTGAAAAGTTAAGACAGTATGTCTGTGTCGCAACTCCTGACTTTTCTCCTTATGGAGATATGCCACTTGCTACACAGATTTTCAACATTTATAGAAAGGCATGGGTCGGTGCATTCTTACAGTCACAAGGTATAACAGTTATTCCAACAGTACGAGCTAGTACAGACCCAAGAAGCATGGAGTTCTATCTGGATGGAATTCCTAAGAATAGTATTGTGCTGATCAGCAACATGTGGACAAAAGACAAAGAAGCTAGAAAGTACTTTATTGAACATGAATATAAAAACATGATTGATAAGTTACATCCTAGTAAAGTGCTTGTCTATGGCAAATATATGGATGAATTAAAAGAAGATGATGTGGAATACATAGAAACGTTTTCACAAGGAAGGTGGGGAAAATAATATGGCAAAAGGTTCAAGAGGCGGAAAAAGAGCAAAAAGAGCTTCTAACGCTAAATACAATGGTTTCAGTATTACTCGTAAAGATGGCACTACAAGCCACTATAAGGTTATTAACGGAAAAGTTCTGCCGGCTGTAGAAGCGGATGGGATTCATAATATGTTAAAAGGTATAGGCTCTAAAGACCCTGCACAGGTATTATATGATAAGGTCGGAAGCGTCGATGCTGTTATTAAGCGTGTGAATAAGATTGGAAAAGGTAAAGCTTCTGTTCTATCTGATAAAGCTATCGACAAAATGAATGCTGACTATCGAAAAAAGCGTAAAGAATTCGATGAAAGCATGAGTGTAAGAAGCAGTAAAAAAGGTGTAAATAGACATAGGTTATATTGGAGTGCAATGTAACGTTTAATGAGAGGGGGTGATAATAATGGCAAAAAATGAGTTCGCAAACATGACACCAGAAGAAAGAAGAGAGAACGGCCGAAAAGGCGGAATAGCATCAGGCAAAGCGAAAAGAGAAAAGAGAGCCATTAAAGAAACCCTTGAACAATTATTGTCTATGCCTCTTAGAAATGGAAAGAAAGCCGATATTGAACGTATTAAGAGCATTGCAGCAATCAAAGGGAAAAACATCACTATGCAGGAGGCTATTGCCATATCTATGCTAAATAAAGCCGCTAAAGGAGATGTTCGAGCTGCCGAATATGTACGTGATACCATCGGACAAAAGCCGGATAATAACATGAATGTTGAAATGAGCGTTCCTGTCGTCTTCTATGGAGAGGATGACCTTGAATAATGAATTAAATGGCTTATATCTTCCTGAAATAATTGGAAAAGGGTACAAGGATTTTTGGCACTATAAAGGCAGATATAGAGTCTGCAAAGGGTCACGAGGTTCTAAGAAATCAAAAACCACTGCTTTATGGTACATATATAACTTGATGAAATATCCTGATTCCAATCTATTAGTAATTAGAAAAGTAGGAAGGACATTAAAAGATTCTTGCTATGCGGACTTAAAATGGGCATGTCACAGGCTTGGAGTTGATAAGTATTGGAATTTCACTTTATCTCCTCTAGAGGCTACGTACATGCCCACAGGACAGAAAATCTATTTTCGTGGTCTTGACGATGCTTTTAAGATTACATCTATTGCGGTTGATAGAGGTTATTTATGCTGGATGTGGATTGAAGAAGCGTACGAAGTAATGAAAGAGACCGATTTCGACACTTTGGACGAATCAATAAGAGGTGCAACTCCAGCACCACTTTTTAAGCAGATAACAATTACTTTTAACCCATGGAATGAGCGTCATTGGCTAAAGAAAAGGTTTTTTGATACTAAAGACGACGACATACTAGCATTGACTACTAATTATTTGTGCAACGAGTGGCTTGATGCTTCTGATAAACGTTTATTTGAAAGAATGAAAGTTAACAATCCTCGTCGTTACCAAGTGGCAGGATTAGGAAATTGGGGTATTGTTGAAGGTCTTATTTATGAGAATTGGAGAGAAGAAGATTTCACTATGATCACTGCAAGAGAAGCACGCGATGGCAAGGTTGGAATAATTAAAGATAAATTGAAAATGGCTGTAGGGTTAGACTTTGGTTACACAAATGACCCAACGGCTTTTTTCTTGGCTTTTTTAGACTTAGAAAATAAGAAGTTATATGTATATGATGAATTCTATGAAAAAGGCCTCACAAACAGAGCGATAGCCGACAGGATAATAGATTTAGGATACAGAAAAGAAAAGATAACTGCAGACTCTGCAGAGCCTAAGTCTATAGCAGAATTGAAAGGGTATGGCTTAAAACGTATTGAAGGCGCCAAGAAAGGAAAAGACAGTATCAATAACGGCATTCAATGGATACAGGATTTAGAAATCATTATTCATCCTCGCTGTGTGAATTTCATTACTGAAATATCCAATTACACGTGGGATACTGATAAATTTGGAACACGTTTAAATGTTCCTATTGATGACTTTAACCATCTGATGGATGCAATGCGATATGCATTAGAAAGATACATTACTAAACCAGATTGGCTAATCTAAAGAAAGGGGTGAGTGCATGCTGACAACTGAAGAAATTAATTTTTTTATAAATTTGGACAAGGGTTCAAAGATTAAAAGGTATGCAAGAAAAGGAAGAGATTACTATAAAGCAAATCATGATATTAAACATTACAGAATGTTCTATTATGATTCAGACGGAAACCTTGTCGAGGATACCACTAGAAGCAACACAAAAATAGCGCATACATTCTTTCATGAATTAGTAGATCAAGAAGTACAGTATATGCTATCTAATGACGAGGGCTTTGTTAAATCTGATGACCCCGAACTCCAGAATAAATTAGATGATTATTTCAACTATAACGAGAATTTCATTGCTGAAATACACAAGCTTCTGACAGGATGTGTTTCAAAAGGGTTCGAATACATGTACGCATATAGGAACGAAGATGATGAATTATCTTTCATGTGTGCTGATTCGTTGGGAGTTGTAGAAGTAAGAGATAAAGATACAGATGACGGATGTTCATATGTTATCTATTGGTACATTGATAAGATTGTTAAAGAAGATAAGAAAATAAAGAAAATTCAAGTATGGAGTGCTAATGATGTAACGTATTACGTTCAGGAAGATGATGGGAAAATCATTTTAGATCCTGGAGAGTCTATCAATCCAAGATACCACGCACTCTATAAAAAGAAGAGTGATAACAATATCTATGGGAAAAGTTTTGGATACATTCCATTCTTCAGGTTGGATAATAATGAAGACCAAAGAAGCGGTCTTTATATCATTAAAGACTTGATAGATGATTATGATTTGATGGCATCCAGCCTTTCTAACAATTTAATTGATTTCGACCATCCTTTATATGCTGTCAGTGGTTTTGAAGGGGATAACTTGGAAGAACTGCAGCAGAATATAAAAACTAAAAAAATGATTGGTGTTGGTGAGGGTGGAAACGTTGAAATCAAGACTATTGATATTCCTTTCCAAGCAAGACAGGCAAAATTGGATCTTGATGAAAAGAATATCTATAGGTTTGGTATGGGGCTGAACTCGTCTGGATTAAAAGACACGAATGCAACCACTAATATAGCAATTAAGGCTCTTTATTCATTACTAGATTTAAAATGCTCTAAGCTAGAAATCAAATTAAAGCAGTTTATGCGAAAAATCCTCAAAGCAGTTTTAAAAGATATCAACGAACGTGAAGGGACAGATTATCAATCTAAACAGGTATACTTTAAATTCATTCATAAAATCATGTCTAATGAGCAGGAACTAGCACAAACTAAATTGATTGAAGCACAAGCTAAGGATACTTTTATTAACATCATGATCACTCTTTTTGACTACCTTCCTAGTGAAACAATTATTAAAGAAATATGTGCTTATTTGGATATTGATTATGAAGAAATCAAAGATAAACTCCCAAAGCCAAAAGAAGCATATGAGCAAGTAGACAATGCAACTGATACATTAAACAATGTGGTGCCAGATGAATAAGAGACAGTTAGAAGTTGAAAAAGCCAAACTGCGAGAAGAGAAGAAGCTTCTGAATGAATTGAAAAAGATATATGAAGATGCGGCTAAAGAAGTAGAACAGAAAATAAGGATTTCAAACGGTAAGATTGATTTACTCCTTTCTGTATTTGATGAATTAGATGAAAAGCAGAAATCATTGCTTCAATCTCAGATATATCAGAAGAAGTTTCAAGAAAATCTCAAAAAGCAGTTAGATGAACTGATTGGGAATTTAAACGCTGATTCTTATGACAGTATTACAAGATATCTAACAGATTCCTATTACACAGGATATGTTGGAACTATGTACGATATTCAAGGCCAAGGCATACCGCTAATTACTCCTATCAATGAGAAGCAAGTCACTAGGGCTATGACGTTAAATACTAAATTGAGTGTACCACTGTATACTAGAATGGGTATTGATGTTGGCATTCTTAAGAAACAGATTGCAAAGCATATCTCAAGAGGCATAGCCACATCTTCATCTTATGCACACATTGCTAGAAACATAGATGGAGCGTCTAATATTGGTTTTAATAAAGCAATGAGGATTGCTAGAACAGAAGGACATAGAATCCAGGTTCTTAGCGCTAATGATGCGCAGCATGCAGCAAAAGCCAAAGGTTGTGAAGTAGTCAAGCAGTGGGATGCTACACTTGACGGAAGAACTAGACCAATGCACAGGCTTCTTGATGGGAAACTTGCAGAAATAGACGAGCCTTTTGTGGTTGATGATATGGAAGTCATGTATCCTGGAGGCTTTGGGATTGCTTCACAGGATGTAAACTGCAGATGTGCACTACTTCAGCGTGCTAGATGGGCTTTAGATGCTGATGAACTCAAGACACTTAAAGAAAGAGCTGAGTATTATGGCTTAGACAAAACTAATGACTTTGATGAATTTAGGCAGAAATACTATAAAATTGAAGATTTTATGAAAGAACAATCTGAATTTTGTGATAAATATGGATTATCTACTGATGAACGATACGCAATAAATGCTTACGTTAGTTCTTTGGCATATACAATAAATGATTGTTTGAGAAATGACTTGAAAATGCAGAAAAACGAGAAAAAAATAGTATCTGATTTAAGAAGTGCATTAAATAAAATTCCTGATTATACAAAAGAGGTAACGCGCTCAATTATTTTTTATACGAATAAGGAATTAGAAGATTTTATTAAAGATTATAAAGAGAATAAAACTATCACTATAAAGTCTTTTGTTTCTACAACTAGAGTAGGCATTTATAATCCTGAGGCACAGGTACAGATTTTTTTCAAGAATGTAAAACATGCAAAAGATATATCACTTTTTAACTTTAAAGAAAAAGAAGTTTTATATTCAACGTATGTAGAATTTGATATACTGAATGTAAAAGAGATTGACGGCAAATATTATATTATTTTGTCAGAAAAAGAAAGGTGATATCTATGAATGAGGAACTTGAAAAAGGCATTTTAAAAGGAACGATAACCGGAGAATTTGAAATGACCGAAGAAATGAGGCGTGACACGGAAAAGTTTATAGATGACCAGTTTCATAAATATGGCATTTTAAAAGAAAATGAGTCAGTAAGTAAAGATTTCATTACAGATCCTTTGACAGGAATAGGCTATTACAAAAAGGAATTCAATAGAAGGTATAAAGACAGAGTGAATTTGCTTCTTCGTGAAGATTCTATTTATCGAAAAACACTCATTGAACAAATGAAAAAAGCAAAAGAAGGTAAAAAAGATATTTAAACGGTTCCTCAGAGCCGTTTTTATTTTACTCTGAAAGGAGGTATTTAATGTCTGAAGGACTGCGACCACACAGGCACTGTTATTTTGAAGTAGAATCAAGAAGATACTTCGATAAAAACAGAGGCTGTGCAATCAGAAAAACGCACTATGAGTGCATGATATGCGGTCATGAGTTCTATGAAACAGTAGAACTTTCTCATGATCCACCACAATACAAGAATAAAAACAATGTATTAAACAGAAATAGAAACAGAGGCTAGACGTAGGCTCTTTTTATTTTGCCCTGAACATGGCATTTAAAAGGTTTAAAAATTCATCCAGCATGATGTTAAAAAGGCAAACTTACACTGGCAGACACCAGATATAAAAACAGAGTAAGTAATAGGAGTATTGATATGGATTTTTTAAAAGAGATTTTAGGCGAAACACTTTTTGAACAGGTTTTCAAAGCAATTAACGAATACAACGGTAATGAAGCCAACAAAGATAAACAAGTCAAAATCGGGAATCTTGCAAGCGGTGAGTACGTTGGAAAAGGTAAATATGATGCACTACAAAAAGAATTTGATTCAAGAGGGACAGAATTATTAAATGCTAATAATCTTATTGAAGACCTCAAAAAAACAGGCAAAAATGATAAAGCAATGCAAACTAAAATCGGTGAATATGAAACGACTGTTGAAAATCTGAAGAAACAGTTAGATGAAGCAAAATTAAAGAGTGCAGTAAAAGTTGCTTTAATGTCTGAAAAGGCAGTTGATGTTGATTATTTAACTTATAAATTAAATGAAAAATTGAAAGAAAAGGGCGAAAGCTTAGAACTTGATGAAAATGAAAATATCAAAGGTTGGGAAAACACAGTGTCAGCATTAAAGACGCAGTTCCCAAATATGTTTGAAAATGCTTCGAACGATAATGGAGATGGTTATCAGAGAGTTGGCAATGGGCAGTTAGACCATGGAAAAGGTGATAGTTCTTATACTAGAAAAGACATTTTAAAAATGCCTTACTCTGAAAGATTGAAAGTCTTCAACGAAGAACCTGAAGCATATCAAGAAGCAATGAACACAAAATAAAAAAAGTAAAAGGAGATAAAAAAATGCCAACAGTTACAACAATGAAAGATGTAATCAATCCTCAAGTTATGGGAGATATGATTGAAGCAAAAATTGATGCATTAGCTAAATTAACACCTTATGCGAAAGTTGATACTACTTTAGAAGGAACAGCAGGCGATACAAAGACAGTACCATCATGGAAGTATATTGGAGATGCAGAAGACTTTGATGTTGAAGAAGCATCAAAAACAGATAGCGAAATCAAGACAACAAATTTATCAGCCACTAGCAATACATTCACAATTAAATGTGCTGCTAAATCAGTCGGAATTTTACAGACAGTCATTAATTCCGGATTAGGAAATCCAATTGGTCAGGCCGAAACACAGTTAGCGAAAGCAATCATGGGCAAAGTTGATAATGACTTAGTTGATGCAGGATATACTACTAAGAACATTTACAGTCCATCTACACTAGCGGCTATCTCATACAACGGCATTGTAGATGCAGATGCCATTTTTGAAGATGAAGAAGACGGTATTGAAAAAGTATTATTTATTCATCCTTTACAGCATTCAACTTTAATGAAAGACGAAGATTTCAAGTCAGCGGATAAATTCGGCCAGTCTGTGTTAGTAAAAGGCGCTGTCGGAAAAATTGGAGATTGCTGGGTCAAGAAGTCTAAAAAGATTAAGTACATTGAATATGAAAAAGCGGATGATGGAACAATTACTATTGTAGAAGATGGAACAGCAGAGTCAGCAACCGCAAAGCACTTGAAGACTGTACAAAAAGGTTGTAAAGATGTTCTGAAGATTGGCGATAAAGTAAAAGCACTTGATGCGAAAGATAAGTATTATTTAGATCTTTTATTAAAAATGGAACCTGACTCAGCAGAAACTGAATACACAGAAGAAGAGCTACCAGCATTAACAATTTTCTTAAAGAAAGATACTCAGGTGGATCATGAATGGTTCCCAAAAAAGCAGAAACACGACATTACTGCTACTAAATATTATGGAGTTGCAGTTACAAATGAAGCAAAGGTTTTACTGGCTAAATTCAAAAAATAAGAAAAGAGGTGATTTTCTATGATCATGACAATTGAAGAGTTCAGGCTTTTGAACGATACAGATGACTCTGATGGAATCATCAAGATGAAATTAGAAGCCTTAGAGTTGATGATTAGAAAATACACTAATAATAATTTCCAAATGCGCAATTTTAGAACGACCGCCAATATTTCAGACGGTCGTTTTTCCTTTAATGGTCCTCAATTTTTTAAGGTTGGTGACACTGTACAGGTATCTAGTTCATCTTTTAATGATGCTTTATACACTGTAACAGAAGCAAATGAGCATGACTTTGTGGTTGACAAGCCTGTCAATAATGAGGCTCGTGTCTTATGTACCAAAGTTGAATATCCTGCCGACATTAAAATGGGTGTTATCAACCTCATGAAATGGGATAAAGAGAATAGAAGCAAGGTCGGAGTACAGTCAGAAACAATTTCTAGACACTCTGTGACCTATTTCAATATGGATGGAGATAATTCCTCTTTAGGTTATCCAAAGTCTCTCACAGGCTTTCTAAAGCCTTATATGAAAGCGAGATTCTGAGCATGATAGGTGGAAATATTACAGCAGTTCTTCAAAAATGCATCTATTCTTTCAACGAGATTGGTGAGCCTATTGAAGATTATGCGGAATCAATCTCTTTGCTTGGCTTCTTAGATTTATCAAGCGGTGACAGTCATTACACTAACTTTAATGCAAAGGTACAGGAATCAACTCATATCTTCATCTGTGATTATAAGGACTTAAAAGGCTATAAAGCTGATAACTCAAGACTGATTGTAAATGGTGAAGTCTATGATGTAACTCTCATTGATGATCCAATGGGATTACATCAACACTTAGAAATCTATCTACAGTACAAAGGAGCACAAGATGAGCGTACAGTTTGAAGATAACTCAATGTTTATAATCGATGAAATTGAGAATGCAGCTATGAAGTTTCTTGAAGAAGCGAGCGGAGAACTTGAGTCACAAGTCAAAAGAAACACCAGAGTGGACACTGGTCAGTTAAAAAACTCGTGGGAGCACATGGTAGATGCTGACAATATGATTGGTATTGTTGGTTCAGCAGAAGAAAACGCTATATGGGAAGAGTTCGGAACAGGTGAGTATGCTCTTAAAGGAAATGGTCGTAAAACCAAATGGAAGTATAAGCATCCTAAATACGGATGGGTTACCACTACAGGAAAAGCACCATCTAGAGCACTCGAGAAAGCCAAGAACTCCTCTAAGAAGAAGATTCAAGCAAGAGCCGAGGAAATCTTTGGAGATATTGGAAAATGACACCAGAAGGCTTGAAATTTATTTCAAAGGCATTAAAACCACTTGTGAACTATCATTTCTTATACTACAAGACTGATAAGGTTGAATATCCTTATTGGGTTGGCGAGTACTTAGAAAATGAATACAGTGCAGAGACCAATTACCAGGAAACCACCTTTATTCTTACAGGTGTGACAAGAGGCAGTTATCTAGAATTAGAAAAGCAAAAGGAAATTATTAAAAAGGCTCTCAAAGACAAGAGAGCCATCTTACCGAGCGGAACAGGCATAGCAGTATATTTTGACTATTCAATGCCGATTCGTGTAGACGATATAGAATTGCAGAAAATACAGATTAATTTAACAATCCAAGAATGGGAGGTATAAATACATGGCAGATGAAATCATTCCTTCAAGTGGTATTACAGCTAAAACACCTGAAAACATTATGTTAGGTGCTGGAACTATTCACAAAGGCTTGAAATATGAGGGTGGTAAATGGAACTTTGTAGAATCATTATTTTGTGCCACCTCAGGTGGTGGTTCAGTAAGTTTTTCCCCTGAATTATTAGATTTAGATATTGATGGAGCAACAGTCAAATTCGTTGGTGGCACTCTAAAAGTCGGAGAAAGCGCCAAGATGAAATTTAAAATGGCAGAAATCACTCCTGATTTTATTAAGAAATCTATCTTTGCTAAAGAAGCGGAAAGCAGCACGGCAACAGGATATACAGAATTAGTGTCTAAGCCACAGATTGAGACAGGGGACTATTATGAACATCTAGCATATGTTGGAAAGAAGATTGATGGAACTCCAATCATTGTTATTTTTGACAAAGCTTTATGCACATCAGGACTTTCTGTTGAGGGCGAAAATAAAAAGATGGTAGTACCTGAAGCAGAATTTGAATGTTATGCGGAGTTGGAACAGGCTGATAAGAATGTACTACCTTATCACATCTATTACCCTAGCGCCGTAGCTGCATAACCATTATTAAGAATTGAGAGGAGTTATTTATGGAATATAAATTAAGAAAACTAAAAGCAACAGATGCATTTTTAATCATTAAACTAATTAATAAGTTTGGCATTATGGAATTCAAAAAATGCTTTAATGCAAATGAGATTGCTAAACTAGCAGAGAATAAGGAAGGACTATCAAAAGAGGAACTAACTGAAAAAGTTGGCTTCAATATCATTCTTTCTTGCTGTGCAGTCATTTTTGAAAACATTGGAAAGTGTGAAAATGAGGTTTTTGAATTCTTGTCAGCTGTAAGCAATCTAAATAGAAAGCAGGTTGAATGCTTATCACTTGCAGAACTTGCACAGATGATTATTGAAATCTTTCAAAAAGATGAATTCAAAGATTTTTACAAGGTTGTTTCTGGATTGCTGAAATAGGAGAAGTTGGCTTCATGGATTTGGTTTATAAGAGATATTCAAACCCCATGGAGCTGATTGATAACATGATCTCTTTTTCTAATTTTTCAGAGTTCATTTCTGAACTTGCTGACAATGTGTCAGACGAGAAGTTATACGACATTTGGAAATCAAAAGTTTATGACAAGTCATTTGCTGACTTTAAAAATGAAATGATGGCTAAGTGGAAGAAAAATACAGGAATTGAAACATCTGAAACAATGACAGATGAAGAGATGGAAACAACTATAAATGACTCCTATGAAATTCTTAACAATTTTAATCCTAATCTTTAAGAAAAAAGAGAGGGGGAAATAAATGTTAGAATTATTTAAACTCTTTGGTATTATCGGACTGAAAGGCGTTGATAAGACAAAGAAAGATTTAAAAGACACAACTAACACAGCAAAAGATGAATCCAGCAAACTAGAAAAACACGTTAGTAAAATAGGAGAACTCGCTCCTAAGATTGGAAAATTAGCGGTTAAGGGAGTTGCTGCAGCAGGTGCTGCAATAGGTACTATTACTAAGTTCGCTGTATCTTCTTATTCGGAGTATGAGCAGTTAGCTGGTGGTGTCGAAACCTTATTCGGTGCTCAGGGCATGAGCCTAAAGAAGTACGCTAAATCAATCGGCGAGACTGTTGGACAAGCAAAAGGAAAATATGATCAGTTAATACAGGCACAGACAGAGGTCATGAATAATGCGAAAGTTGCATATAAGACGGCTGGAATGAGCGCGAATGATTATATGAACACCATTACTTCTTTTGCTGCAGCATTAAAGCAATCAACCGCCAATGAGACAGAAGCGGCTAAGGTTGCTAATATGGCTGTTATTGATATGGCTGATAATGCGAATAAGATGGGTACCAACATGGAAGATATCCAAAACGCTTATCAGGGGTTCTCAAAGCAGAACTACACAATGTTGGATTAACAAAATAGTTCAACTAAAACCTCGTGAAAACGGTGGAACTCTTAGAAAAGACAATACCGTGCCAAGACTAGAAATAGTAAGGTGTAACGACTATCGAAAGCACATAATAAATGTTATGAAAGTGAGTAGAGTACAATCAAGTGATTGGAAGTGCGAGGGAACGATTATATCGTTCAAGAGATAGTCTACTCTTTATAGTGATATAAAGCAGTTCGTAAGAGAACGGCATAAGACTAACGACCTTATGTGAATATAAAGGAACTTAAAATTGGGATACGGCGGTACTAAGTCAGAAATGGAGCGACTTTTACAGGACGCTGAAAAACTGACAGGTATACATTATGATATTAATAATTTAAGTGATGTATACAAAGCAATTAACGCTATTCAAGGCAAACTCGGAATAACTGGTACTACTGGCGAAGAAGCGATGAAAACCATCGACGGTGCTATGAAGATGACAAAAGCGTCATGGGATAACCTTTTAACAGGTTTAGCAGACCCTAAACAGGCAGTTGGACCGCTTATCAGTGAGTTCACTACCAGCTTAGGAACTCTCGCTAAAAACGTGACTCCAAAAATCAAGGAAGTATTTAATGCACTACCTAATGCACTAATACAGATAACTCCACAGTTGATGAATACGATTATTGATTTAGCACCATCATTAATCCTTGCAGCTATCAATTTAGTGGCTGGGCTAATCGGTGCGCTCCCAGGAATATTGGAACCGATTTTTTCAGAATTAACAGATTTATTCAATAAGATTCCTCAATTCTTGAAAGGAAATGCGAATATAGTAGATGGTTTCCTAAAATCTATTGACAGCGGGAAGCCTTCAATAACTGCAAAAGGAATAGAGATGATAACGGCGCTTATTAACGCTATTATAAATAGCCTTCCTATTATTATTCAGATAGGTGCGAAAATAATTGACAGTTTAGGAAGTTCTATATCTTCAAATATGCCTTCGTTCTTGTCGAGATTTCTTGATATTCTAATTCAGTTATCACAGGCGATATTAACTAATCTTCCTATTCTAGTAGGTGTCGGAATGAAATTAATCTTTTCTTTAGTTCAGGGATTAATGTCATCACTCCCTACTTTAATATCTAAGGTGCCTACTATCATAGCAAATCTAGCAAATGCATTTTCTAACAGTGCTCAGACTATTTTTGTGTGGGGTGTGAAAATCATCGCCGAAATCATTAAAGGCCTTGTAATGGCTATTCCTTCGCTGATTGCCAATATTCCTAAAATTATCTATGCCATTTTTGCCGTATGGAACGCAATTAATTGGTGGAACTTAGGAAAAGGGCTTATCAGCGGAATTGCTAAAGGCATAAGCGGCATGGGTGGTTCTCTTGTCAATACGGCGAAGAACCTATTTAACAGTCTAAAAAGCCACGTATCAAGCATTTTCAATAACATCAAGAATGTAATTCAAAGCCCTATGTTTGATGCCAAGACGAAAGTATTATGGATTGTAAAAGAATTACAAAATGGTGTGAAAGTTGCTTTTAACTTCATTAAGTCGCATGCCTCAAGTGTCTGGAATGGTATCAAGAGTGCTATCATGTCTCCAATGAGTGCTGCTGCTAATTTTGTGAAAGCCATCATAAGCAAGATTAAAGGATTCTTTAATTTTAAAATATCATGGCCTCATATTCCGTTACCTCATTTTAATATCAAACCTAACGGTTGGAACGTTGGGGATTTATTAAAGGGTAAAATCCCATCACTAGGCATTAAATGGTACGCTCAAGCGATGGACAATCCAATGATTTTGGACGCTCCAACTATTTTTGGAATGTCTAATGGTCAGATGTTAGGCGCTGGAGAAGCAGGCGCTGAAGTTGTGGCCGGAAGAGATACATTAATGAAGATGATTAATCAGGCATCTAACAATAGAACTGATGAAATCCTAGACGCATTGCATAGAATCATCGCTTTATTATCTGACGAAGATAGAATGCATGATATTATCGTAAAAGCTTTAAATGACGGCTCTTTCGTTGTTATGTTAGATGGCAGAGAAGTAGGAAGGATTGTGAGAAAATATGCTGGATAAAATTAAACATACAAATTCAAACAATGAAACACTAGACTTTACTTCTCTTGGTATCTTTGCGAATTATAGTGATTTACGTGATTTTGAGTGGAGCGTTAAAACGAATAACAATAGGATTACAGGATTTTATAAAGGGGTTGCCACTAAGACAATTCCTTTTGTTTTCCTTGTTGATCAGCAGAAAGCCAATGAGATTAAAAACCAATTTTATGAACATTTTGAAATAGACATACTCAAAAAAGAAAAGGGATATTTTGAAATTAACGGTTATAAATATTATTGCTATGCTATCAAGTCCACTAAAAGTAAATATCTAATTGATAAGAGACTCTTATATTTAAGTGTTGAAATCACTACAGACGACTCTTATTGGATTAAAGAGACAACCTACACCGCTGACTTCAGTTCCAGCAGTTCGAGAACTGTTACAAAGTATCCTTTTGCATATCCTTTTACTTATTCAGTACCGAAGACGGTCAACATTGTAAATGATTCATTTACTGATACAGATATGATCATGCGCATTTATGGAAGATGTACGAACCCTATAATCAATATCAGTGACAATACTTATCAGTTATATGTGACCTTGAACGCTGAAGAATATGCAGAGATTGACACGTTCAAGAAGACTATCACAAAATATTCTTCTAATGGAGTGCAGTCTAATATATTCAACAGTCGTAACAAGTCATATGATGCTTTTAAGAAGATACCTCAAGGCTCATTTGACATAACTACAGTTGGAGTTGAAAAAGTTGACATAGTCTTGATTGAAAGAAGAGGTGAGCCTAAATGGGGTTAGAATACATCTATACAGATGCTGATTATAATGAATTAGGCTATCTCAGTCATTTTGATGCTGATGTTGAAATCGGAAAATACGGCATATCAAAGAACGATTTTGAATTGGCATTATCCTTGGAAGATAGAGACCCTTTGTTTACTGTGGGGTCTCTATTTTACAAGGAAGATAGTGAAGTTGGTGGAATAATCCAGCGTTTAAAGATTAATACATCAGGCAATACCATCACTATGATAGGCCCTACATTTAGAGGATTACTGGAAAAAGAATATGTACAACCACCAACAGGAAGTGCATATCTAAGTCTGAACGCTGAAGCTAATACATGTATCAATGCGTTGATTGGTGACAGATTCGATGGTTTATTTGTAGTCGATAATATAGGCGCTAGTAATATCAATGTTAAATATGATGTGCGTGATATCAATCTCTTACAGGCACTAGAGAAGGCGCTAGGCGCTAGTAATGCGAGACTATGTATCAAACATCAGATAGATGGGAAAGTCCATCTATATGCTGAAAAAATCAACGATTTGAGCGACACGCTACAGTATGACAATGACTATCAGATAGATATGACCGTTAAGACTGAATCAAAGCCATACAATCATATCCTGTGCCTTGGAAAAGGCGAATTATTGGATAGATTAAGAGTTAATTTATACTTGCAAGCAGATGGATCATGGTCCGAATCCAATCAGACATATACTGGATTAGACAGAAAAACCTATAAACATGAAGATGTAAATGTTGAAAAACGTGATGAATTAATCAAGAATGCGACTGAAAAGGTAGCAGAAGCAAACGAGAGCGACACATTAGAAATCTCTTTTGATGCTGATGATGCAGAACTTTTTGACATCGTTGGAGCAAAAGAAAATATTACAGGCATATCGTTCAAGGAGCCGATAACTCAAAAAATAATCAAGATTAGTGATGATGATATTTCAATTTCTTATAAGGTAGGTGATGCGAAGTGATAAAGAACATTAATATTACAGATGCTGAAGTCAGTGCTGAACTGCATGGATACATGTATCTAGCGTTATATGATTATCAAGGTGTTCTACACGCAGGCAGTAGAATGACGGCGGAGATTGTGTCTAACAATGAAATTAAAATAAATGACGGCATTCTGTGTAATTATGGGCGTTTCATGCGCATTGTTGGCAGTGAAACAGTCAGAATAGAAAACGGTACAAGCGGAGTGAAACGCACTGACTTGATTGTAGCAAGGTTTACAACTACAGGAACAAAAGAGACCCATACACTTGCAGTTATTAAAGGTCCGGCAGGCGGAGCAGAACCATCATACAATCAGACCGACATATACAGCGGTACAGGTACAGGTACAAGAGACTTAGTATTATATGCGGTGCATCTAGATGGCTTAAATATCACATCTGTTGAGCGTAAATGTCAGGAATACATGAGTATGAAAGAGCTTATTAATAAGGTAAATACACAAGAAAGCGGGACAAAATTCTATGGGCATGATGTTCTCGATGTCAAGAATGGTATTACGTTAGAGGCTAAATGGAATGATACCATTGTGGAATTCTACTGGTATGGAAATCTATCAAATGACTGGCATATGACGGCCGCAGTTGATGGAGAAAAATTCGGAAACGATTCTACAATGAAAAATGTTCTTAAAACACATACAGCTTTCATGTTTGATATTTCTGTTAGTCCAGATTATCCAATCTGGTTTAAATATTCCAGAACCAAGAATGGTTTCTGTGTATTCTCTATGAAGACTTGCACTGTTCCTAAAGGAACATGGCTTTCAGGTAGCCACATGATGCTCAGATAGGAGGTGATGCATATGATTAGAGGTACATCACCAACAATAACATGTGAGTTTCCTTTTGATATATCTACACTTTCTTACGCTTATTTCACGATTGCTCAAAATGAGCGAATTATGCTTAATAAAAAAATTGAATGTGAAGGGCTTGAAGGAAGACAGATAAAAATACACCTTACGCAGGAAGAAACTCTTAAATTAAAAGAGAATCTACAAGCAGAAGCACAGGTGAGAGGAATTACAAGAGATGGTGAAGCTATCGCATCAGATATCATTAAAATATATGTTGATAAGATTTTAAAAGATGGAGTGATCTGATGTGCAATTTAGGTCTAATGATATTCGATTCAGGTTAAAATTTCATACTAATGACGCATCTTTTAAGTTTAAGGTTCATGATATGGAAAACGGCTTCAAATTCCATTATGATGATTTTTTTGAAGTTGACAAAAGTTATGATGCTTATTTAGGAGAGTATGAGGTTGTTCCAGCAATCAAACAACAACAACTAGATACTAAAGATAAGCTAATGAAAAAAGATGTGGTTATTAGCGCAATCCCCTTCTTTGAGACATCAAACGATGAAGGGGGCAATACAGTATATATAGGAAAGGAATTATAACATGGCAGAAACTAAACATATAAATAAGGTCGTCTATGGTGGCAAGACATTAATCGACTTGACAGGTGACACTGCGACAGCAGACAAAGTATTGAAGGATCTAACATTTCATGATAAGACAGGTGCCACAGTCACTGGTACTTGTACATTTGATGTAGATTCTGGTGATGCGACTGTAGCAGTTGCTGAAATGCTAGCTGGAAAGACTGCGTATGCAAGAGGCACTAAGTTAACCGGTACTATGAAGAACAATGGGTCCGTTACTGGAAATATCACAACAAAGACTCAGACGTACACGATTCCACAGGGGTTCCACGATGGGTCTGGAAAAGTTCAGATTGCAACTGCTGAACAGGCGAAGATCATTCCTACGAACATCCGTGATGGAGTGACTATCTTAGGTGTCAAGGGTACCATGTCAGGGACTGAAGGTGCTAAACCTCAGCAGAAGACAGTGACACCTAGTACAACTGCGCAAACAATCATGCCTGATACGGGATATAACTATTTATCACAGGTTACTGTTAATCCGATTCCATATGCTGAGAGTGAGAACTCAGCAGGCGGTACAACAGTAACAATCGCATAGGAGTGTTTATATGAGCATTAATAAGGTCATATACAACGGAAAGACATTGATTGATATATCAGACAGTACAGTAACTGATGATAACATTGAAGAAGGGTTGATTGCCTATTCAGGCGACGGGAAAAGGGTGGTAGGAACTAAGATGAATCTAGAAAACAGAAGCAAAAGAAAACTGATTTTTATTGGTGACAGTTATGGAGACGGTTATACCCCCGATGGTAATACGACAGGATGGTGCGATAAACTTAAAAGCAAGTTAGTTAATTGCCACTTTACTGCAAACAACATCTATATCAATCACAAGGGTGGTGCATCTTTTTCTAATCCATCCAATAACTATCTAACTCTTCTTAAAGGTGTAGAGTCGCAAGTCAACAACAAGAAAATGGTAACTGATGTATTGATTGGTGGAGGGTACAATGAACTGGCATATGGCGATCAAAAGACAACAGTGCAGAATTGTATTAAGACATTGATTAGTTATGTACAAAATACTTATCCAAATGCAATCATTCATTTTGCACCTTTTGGTGTTGCGTTTAAAAATAGGGATAATCAGTTTGCATTAAAATATAAATTGCTTCCGATGTATAAAACTGTAGCATGTTATGCCGATTTGCCATTCGTAGTAGTGCCTGATGCTGAAAATGTTCTTTCACTTGAAAATATGATGTCGAGCGATGGAATCCACCCGAATGGATGGGGATTAGAATACCTATCTGAATTTTTAAAAGGCTACATGCTAGGAACTGGAAGCAGTGCAATGGAAAAAAGACAATTAGGTGTTGGTTTAAATGGTGGAACATTTACAGGGACGATTTACGGACAGTGCTTAGGTGATATTAATATCTATAGAATTATGTTTGATACAACAGTCAAAAATCTTAATTCAAATGGGCCTAACGGCTTCAAACTATATACTCCTACTCGTACGAACGCATTTCCCTGGAGAGCTCCAAACATGGGATATACGGATGCAAATGCAATTATTTATGCAAACGGTGGCTTCTATGACGTTCCTGTTAAATTTAATGTAACAAATAAAAACGAACTATATATGCAGATCAAGCAGTGTAACTCTGCTCACAATAATTATCAGAGTTATTCGAACATCACTCAGATTCAGCTCGATGCTTGGATTGTCGCTGAAAATATGTAATAAAGAGGTAATAAAATGAAATTATACGACACATCGCTAAAATATATGGACACTCTTAATGCAGTAGGGGGCACTATTGTAGCAGTATTGACTGCAGCATTAGGCACACATTGGTTTTTATTTATTGGTTTTTTAATCTTGAATATTATCGACTACATTACAGGAGTTAGAAAATCAAGATTGACAGGCAAAGACAACAGCGCCAAAGGGGTGCGAGGAGTTTGGAAGAAACTAGGCTACTGGTTAATGGTTTTAGTTGCATTCTTGGCTTCTGCTATCTTCATTGAAATTGGTAAGACTATAGGCATTGACTTGGCGGTTACTGCCTATATTGGGTGGTTTACTTTGGCATCTCTCATTATCAATGAATTAAGAAGCATCATTGAGAACTTTGTAGAAGCAGGCGACAATGTGCCTGTCTTCCTCACAAAAGGCTTAGAAGTGGCTGAACAGGCTATTAACAAGGAGAAATAATCATGGGTAATGACGAATTTTTAAAGATTGCAACTGAAGAAGTAAGAAGATATACAGAAGAACATCTAGAAGATCCACAGGATTTTGATATTTATGTGGTGTGGTGTTGTAAAACTCTTCAGAATAACAAGGCTCTTTTGTCAACTACTCTGTCAGATGGTATGTATTTTGAATGCACATATAACGGCGATAAACAGGAAATGTATCTAGACGCATACAGAAAAGAGAAGAATGTGTGTATTAAGGTGGAGGAATAATCATGGCAAGTTATTTTAATCTAACACTTGATACTCTTGCTCCCCAGGGGCTGACTGTCAAACTAAACAATGGATCACAATACACTACATCTAAGAATGTTACTTTAAATATCTCAGTATCTGATATATCCACATCAGGATATCAGATGAAGGTTTGGGGGATTGATGGGGCATCATCTGAAGATAATGCTACATGGGAGACTTTTGCAGCGACAAAAAGCATTGCACTTCCAACAGGCGACGGACTCAAGACCGTATATATAAAAGTACGTGATGATGTCTGCAATGAGACTGCTGCTGCATCTGCTACCATCACATTAGATACTTCAGTACCAGCCGTTACTATCATTGGACCAGATGTCTCAAGAATCTCTAAGACAGCACCTAAAAACGTGGCTACATTCAGCTTCACTTCAGATGTTGCATTCACAGAATATAAGATTAAGGTGGTGCCATCTAAATCGTCACTACATGACGCTGGTACATTAATAGGAACAGTAAATGGGTCTACTAACATGAATGCAACAGGTACATTTAAGGCTAGTACAGCTATCTCTTGCAAGATTTACGGCAAAGACCTTGAAATGGCTTCAAGTGGTGATGGTGAGAAGATCATCAAGGTATTCGTTAAGAATACTGTTGGTACTTGGTCAGTAGCATAATACTATGGCACAGGAATATACATTAACGGCAGAAGCAACGATGGTAAAAATTCATATATCCGGTAGTGGACACAATCGTGAAAACGTGACATGGGATATTCCTGTTTTGCCTTCTAATGCGATTGTTGTTTCTGCTAAATTCACTGGCGTATTCAACTGCTATTACACATATGCCAATGCGGTCAGATTTACAGTAAACGGTGGGAATACATACAAAAAAACAACTAGCATAACAGTTGAATTTGGCACATCATTAACCAATTCAATTGTATGCGAGGCTTGGGGTTCTTCCTTTGCCGCAGTAGGAGATGTATGGCTTACAAATGGGCTTTTCACTATCACGTATAGAATTGCTGAGGCTCCTATTGTGACGATTGATAGCATTGATAAATATCGAATATCTAGGGTGTTAGGAATAAATGAGTGCATCTGCAGATTCCACTGTAATATTGATGTGACAGAGTGGGAGGCACGTGCAACACGTGAGGGTGAATCTTCCGGAAGAGGAATCGGGCTACTTGTAGAAGGCGGAACTGATTTAAAAACAGGCAGCACAGGAGTGGTCAGTGTTCTAGACTCGGAACTATCTAAAGGCGACGGTGACTATCTCATAAGGATATATGCAAAGTCAAGTGATGGAGTGTGGTCAGGATGAGTAGAGGATGGTTCATACTTGAACTTTATACTGCTGAAGGTGTGGCACAGACAACAGATGTCAACATTGAATTGTCCGATCATATACGTATCGATGTTAACAATGCAGATCATTGTGATGCATCTATTGATGATGATCATAAGAATATAGATATATCAATCTCATCTGTTTATAGTGAGTCTATTGAAGTAAGTAGAACTGTACATCTTGACATCGGTAAGGTAGAACCTTTTGGAGGAGATGGATAAATGAAATGCAATAAGCACGACATAGATGTGATTGAAGGAACTACACATCTTGTCAGATTCTCATGCTCGTCAGAAGGCGAGCCTTTTAATTTTAATGGATATAAAGCTCTTCTTGTAATCATAGATAGTGATCAGACAAGGAGAAAAGAAACGACTATAAAGGATAATGTAATAACTGCAAAGATAGATCCTAGTGATACATTGGGTAGATACAGAAATGAGCTCTCATATGAATGCAGAGCGTTCTCCAGTACAGGAGAAGTATTTCATATTGCATTAGGAGATATCAATGTAATCAAGGCTAAAGCGCCCATTACAAGATACGAGGAGGAATAAAAATGAAGGTATTTATTTCACAACCGATGAAAGGCTTATCAGAAAAAGAAATTAAATCAAATAGAGAAAAGGCTATCAGAAAAATCAAAAGCCTCTATGGTGATGATGCTGAAATTATTGATAGTTATATGGAAGGTGGAGGCGCGCCTTTGTGGTGTCTTGGTAAATCTATTGAATTATTATCAATTGCCGATGTTGCTTACTTTTTAAAGGGATGGAACAAAGCAAGAGGGTGCAGAATTGAATATATGTGTGCGTCAAATTATGGTATTGGTGCATATTTTGAGGAGGAATAATTATATGAGTTATATTTTTAAAACCAATATTGCAAACAAGCAGAACTACGGTGGTGTTAGAGCATTAAATACTATTAAGTACTTAGTTTATCATTATACTGGTAACGATGGAGACACTGATGAAGGAAACGGCAAGCATTTTCACAATCACATTGTAAAAGCCTCAGCACATTACTTTGTTGATGATGACAGCGTAACACAGTCAGTACCAGACAATTATATTGCGTATTCTGTGGGTGGGAAATGTCAGTCTAGCCACCATCCTTTATATAAAGTATGTACTAATTCAAATTCAATTAGTATCGAGATGTGCGATTGCTTTAAAAATGGAGTTATTGAAATCACTGACAAAACACTTGAAAATGCAATTGAATTAGGCGAGATGCTAATGAAGAAATACAATATCTCAATTGATCGTGTTATCAGACATTATGACGTAAATGGCAAAGCATGTCCTAACTGCAATGGGCTATTAAATGACACAAATTGGAATGCATTTAAAAGTCGCTTAAATGGTGCTCCAGTAACTAATACTGTGCATAATTCAAAGCCTTCGGAAACACCATCTAAGCCATCAAGTTACGATCAATGGGTTGCTGATTTACAGGCAGAATTAAACAGACAGTATAATACAGGTTTAGCCGTAGATGGATTAAGAGGCCCAAGAACCTTAGCTGCATGTCCACTCGTGCGAAAAGGAGCAAAGGGTAATATCACTAGACTCATTCAAAAACGCTTGAATTCTGTAGGATTCCATCTTGCAACCGACGGAATTTTTGGAAATGGCACATGTCACGCAGTGATGGTATTCCAAAAAAACAGAGGGCTTTACCAGGACGGGAAAGTCGGAAAAAAGACATGGGATTGGTTTCTTAAAGGGACTAAGATGTAAGTAAGAGAAAAGACCAGGGCTTAATTGCTCTGGTCCTTTTTTTGCGTTTTAATTTTGTTGTTTCTAACACTCAAAATGAGCGTTAGAACTTATCAAAAAATAAAAAAATGGCTTATTAAGCCATGAAATTAGAATCATAAGTGAGCGTTAAATAAGTGTTAGAATGAGCGTTATAAATATATGATGCGCCACTATGTAGGTACTAAACTAGTAACGAATCAGTAACAAGGGGCAAAAAGTCTAGGAAACAAGCCAATTTTAACATCATATACAAATGTTTCATAGTGAACTACCCATCACCTAAAGGTAATGGGCTTTAGAGAGCCTAACGGCTCTTTTTAAGAAGTTTGATATTTAAGTTTCCACCTATTGCTAGGCAATCCTTATTCTTAAAGGCGTGTCCACCTCGCCTCTACTGTATAGCCCCACAAGGGACACAACATTACTTTTACGCAAGATATTTAATGCACCATTTACATCAGCATTAAGACATTTACCATTTAAACATTGATACATACCTCTATGTATTCGCTTTCCACGAAATGTATAGCTTTGCGGGTTGTCGTTATTGTAAATAGGAATATCATCCTTATCCCAAAATGATGCTTTTGAAGTATAGCTTTCTTCCTGCTTTACAAAGACAATGCCATTAATCTCACAAAGGTACTCTAGCTTAAAACGAAGTTGTCCATAAGGTATATTTACAAATGTCTGATTATTGGCTTTACCAATACTACTGTTCTTCTGGAAAGTTTCATTATAGCCAACTACAAGTGTTCCAATATCATTATTGATGCAATAATCTATGATTGTGCGTGCAGTCTTGTTCATATAATCATTAATCTTATTATTCCTGCTGCGAGTATTGGCTTTTTGTTTATTGGTAGGTCTTTTCCCAATATTTTGTTTATCTTTTACAGACTGTAAATGTGCATTTTGCTTATTGTACCACTGATTTATGGATTTAAGTCGCTTACCATCAATGATGAATGTCTTGCCATTACTTGATACCGCTGTTACAAGATTATTAATACCAAGGTCAATTGCCAGTGCATTATTTATATTTAAGTTTCTTTGAATACATTCAGCTTCATAGATATATTGAATTTCAAAGAACCTAGCGTTTGCTTTTGGTATGATACGGATTTCCCTAACTTTCTTATCAAGTAATGTGGATGGGATGGTAATCTCTACACATTTATGTGTTTTCTTGTAAGCATTTGAATATGGTAAAATCAGTTTATTACCACTAAGTCTTACAAAACCTATGACAAGCGTAGTATATCCATCTTTTGGAAGATAGTTTGGCAAACGACAATCCTTAAAAGCATACTTGCCTTTTACGGTAAAAATTTATCTGGCTGTGTACAGAAAAACATTAACCCTACATTCTTAGGTTTAACGTATTCCGGAAGTATACTAATAATATTCATATCACTACATAATTCAGTGAAATCTCCAGTTATTGATTTTTCATATAGTGAACTTCCTATTTCTCTCAGATAATTCTGAATCAAAGTTATATTCAGATCAGTTATTCCTGCTTGATGATTTACTCTATCATCAAACGGCACCCTATTTGCTAGATTAAATAAATCCTTTTCTTCATCATCAGATGGTGCCACAGTGTTTGAAGTGTTAAACCGCAAACTCTACCCATAATAATAACTAATAAAACCGCAAATTAAATTAATAAACAGGTGGAAAATGTGCCTTTTGTGACGGCATAATCTTCCACCTGTTTTTGTGATCTGAT